CTTTGTTGCTACTAACGATGCCGAATGTATATCTACATAATACTCAAATTTGCTATTATTCTTTTTTCTACTTAAACTATCATTTGCGTATCTACCAAAACAAGACAATGGGTCTTCAGCATCTATTATTAAATTTGGATGGTCCGGATTTTTTAACAGGTAATCACTGTCATAGTATTCATTCTCAACTATTTCTCTATCTACTAAAACACCAAAATAGAAACAAATAAATTCTTCCTTTTTAAATTTTTTCTTTGCGAATAATCCAGTCCCAGCACCAGCAATTTTACTATCTTTTATTTCAACTGTTTTATTATTATCACCAAAAAATGTATAGGGCATATTATATTATAACTTAATATTTTTAATTTAGCAAAATTATTTATAATATTAAAATTAATATAATAATAAAAAAATATTGTATTATTATATAAGAAATGAGTTTTTATCCACGATTTAATACAAATTCTAACACTTTTAATTCCCAAGACGTTATATCATACGAAGAAACGAGTGCTGGTAATACTGTTGTTAGTTTAGACCTCTCTAGTTTCGTCCAGTCATCTAATCCCACTTTCAATGGAGAACTATATTTGAAGGAAAATGTTGGAGTAAATTTTAATGGAAAAAAACAATCCACCGCATTCACAGACGAATATAAAACTGATTTAGAACAAAATAAAGAAAAATTAACTTCTATTAATTATGCTAATAGCAAAACGACTGTTTTAGAAGAATTGGATTTAACTGGTGCTACTGTATCTCTAAATGACGACCAAATAGACCAATCTAAAATCACAAATTTAGTCACACGTTTGACTGATATTGATACAAATTTAGCGAACATTAATAGCAACGATAATGATATTGCTATTTTAAATACAACAACCGCTAATCATAATGCACAATTGACCTCAATTGAAAGCAAAAATGATACACAAGATGATAGATTAACTACACTTGAAACTGACACTGAAAATATTACGATTCGCATCACAGATGCTGAAACAGATATAACTAATTTAGAAGCAACTGACACTCAACACGATGCTTCATTAAATGAATTATTTGGTATTACATCTACGCTCACAAATGATGTTATATCTTTAACTAATATGGATACTGATATTAGCACCAATTTAAATACTTATAAGGTTTCTAATGGTGCTTCTATTCTTTCTATTAACAACGATATATCTGCTATTCAATCGGTAGATGTGGGGCAAAATTCACGTCTTGATTCTATTGAAACTTTGAATATTACCCAAAATAGTAGATTGGACTCAATTGAAACTCTTAACATTTCACAAGACAGCAGGTTAGATGCAGTTGAAAGCAAAAATGTTATTCAAGATGCTTCTTTAAATTCACTTCAAAATTTGACTTCTTCTCACACTACTGATTTGTCTAATTTGAGTGCTTTACAAAATGCTAATATTGATAATATAACAACCCTTCAAGGCGAAAATGTTTCTCAAGATGGTAGATTATCAACACTTGAAGGACAAATTATTACCAAACATCCTACTATAAATAATGCTAATAAATTAAATGCTACGTATGTTGGAAACGGTGATGTATCTAACGATAAATTATCTGCCCTTAATGATGTGCGAACTGATGTTTCTATTCAAAATCAAATTAACACTATTAATGACAGCATTTCGGGATTAGATGCTTTACAAGATTTGGATTTAATTAATATTCCTATTTTACAAAGCGATGTTGCTGGATTAAAGGCAAAAGATGTAAATGTTGATGCTTCTTTGAATTCATTGGCGACTGATATTGCCTCTAATGTGAGCGATATTGCGACTAATGCGACTAATGTTGCGACTAATACAGCGTCCATAAATACAACTAATACTAATGTGAATAATAACGCTAATAGTATTTCCACATTAAATACAAATGTTGCCTCACTTGTTTCTGCTGATGGTATTCACGATTCACAAATTAGCGACCTTCAAAGTGCTGACACCGTTTTACAAGCGAATATTGACTTAAAAGAAGATATTATTAGTTTAACAAATAAATTAAATTCTACCAAAATTTTTGACACTGGATTGAATGATAGTTTAGATGCTCTTTTAAGCACTATTGACAACAATATAAATCTTTTAAATTCATCTAAACAAGATAATATCACAACCCTTAATAAACTTAATTCTAATTTGCTTAATAGAAACGATAATTTACAATATGTTGATGTCACAAGCAGTATTCAAACCCAAATAAATAATATTAATTCAAATATCTCTTTACTTCAAGGCACAGATACTACTATTATTAGCGATATTCAAGCGAATTTTGATACTCACGACGCTTCTATTACAGCAAATACTAATGCTATTAGCACTTTACAAGGATTACAAGATGGCGATGTAATTTCGTTTCAAAATATTAATAATTCTATTACCAACTTAACTAACACTAAACATCCTTTGATTGACACTAATAACAAATTAAATTCGTCTTTGTTAAATCGTGATGATAATTTACAGCATATTGACATCACAAGTTCTTTACAAACAAAATTAAATAATTTGGATGTTGATATTGCTACAAAACAAAATGTGATTGATAATGCTAATAAATTAGATGCTACTTTGTTGAATTTAAATAATAATTTACAATACGCAGATTATGGTTCAAGTGTGACGACAAAATTTGCGTCTATTGATAATCAAATTGTCTCATTATCTAATAATGATGTTAATCAAGTAAATACTAACACGAATTTACAAAATCAAATAAATACAAACGCATCAGCAATCACAGATTTGGAAACATTTGAGACCAACCAATTAGCAACAAATACCACTCTACAAAATAATATTAATTTAAAGCAAAATACATTAACTAATTCTTCAAGTGTTGCTTTTGTTGATATTACAAGTGGATTACAATCTTCTTTAAATACTTTACAGAATAATATAGATAATATTGACTTAAGTAGTAAGCAAGATGTATTGATTAATGCTTCAAATTTATCATATGTAGATATTACAAGTGGATTACAATCTTCTTTAAATACTTTACAGAATAATATAGATAATTTGAATCCACAAATAACAATGAATGATTTATTTTATAATTACAAAGAAAATATGCCTTCAATCCCTAATTCTAAAACTGTAATGAATTTTACAATTAATGGGGAAAATTATCAAACTATACAATCTTCTTATTTTGGAGTTCATTCAGGAGGGAGTCAAACCGATTCTTGGTCTATGCAAAATTTATTTGATAATGATGAAACTAGTTTATTTCGTATTGGATATTATAATAATTGGTTTTATAATGAATCGGATGTATTAGTAAAATATAATACATATCAATATAATGTTAATGGTGATTATATCGGGAATTTATTACAACAAGATTATAATACGTTATCTAATTACACAGGTGAATATATTGAATTTAGAAACCCTTTTTATTTCAAACCAACAAGTGTTTATATGAAAGCAAATATAGCAACTCAAATGGTTCTCACAACTTATGTTATGGGTTCAAATGATAATGTTAATTATGAATTAATTGACACTATTTCCACAGGAGTAGCAGAAGAAATCACATTCAATTTTACAACCACTGAAAAATATAAAACTCTCAAGTTTATTTTTAATAAATCAGCAATTCAACAAGGAATAACTCTTAAGACAATGACATTATCAGGTGTGAAAACTTCATATCTCTTAACAGATGCGGAGCAAATTGTATTAAACACTGCTAATATTTCAACAAATACAACGGATATAGCAACAAACACCGCTAATATTTCAACAAATGCTACAAATATATCAGCAAACACCGCTAATATTTCAACAAATGCTACAAATATATCAGCAAACACAGCGAGTATAATTTCAAATACAACTAACATAGCAACAAATACTGCTAATATTTCAACAAATGCGACAAATATATCAGCAAATACAACTAACATAGCAACAAATACTACAAATATACAAAATAACTTAAATAGCATTGGCACCATAAACACAAATATAACAAATTTACAAAATCAAATTGATAATATTCAAACAAAGACTGAATTATTTGGAACTACAAATTATGATGATACTGTAAATAAAATAACACATACATATGATGAAAAAAATTTATTTATTGACCCTCTTGACGATAATAACTTAATGGAATTAGATTTAACAATTACGACCCCAGCAAATGGTTATAATTATAAACAAGTATTAACAATTAATTGTCTAGAATTTAAGTCTTATGTCAATGTTCTTAAAATTAATGGTATTGAAACCGAAATTAAACATAGAGATGGTGATACAAATATTAATTTAGCACCTATTGCTGGTTATTCTATAATTTCTCAAACATTAGATATGACTAGAATAGGTAATACTTGGTATGTAATGTCAAATATTGAATTGTTTTATAATAGTGTGTCTAATACTGCTTATGATGTAACTCCTCCAGTAATTACTGTTCTTGGTGATACTGTTGTAAATCATGAAATTAATTCTGGTGCATATACTGATGCAGGAGCAACGGCAACGGATAATATAGATGGAGATATGACTGGTTCTATAGTGGTTTCTGGAGATACTGTGGATGTGGCAGTGCTAGGTGTATATAATATTTATTATAATGTAAGCGATGGAATTCCGAACGCAGCGATTCAAAAAACAAGAGTTGTCAATGTGGTAGATACTACAAATCCAGTTGTCGTTTTAATTGGAGATGCCGAAGTAACAATAAATCAAAATGATACATACACAGAATTAGGAGCTACAGCATCGGATAATTCATTAGAAACAATAAATGTTATTATTGGTGGTAATACGGTAGATACTGCTATTATAGGTGATTATACGGTTTTATATACCGCGACAGATTCTACAGGTAACACACATCAAATTGGTAGATTGGTGCATGTTATTTCAACCGGGTTAACATTACAATGGGACAATCCAGCAACTGACATATTTACTTTAATTAATGCTTACTCTCATAATTCAGTGGTAATTAATACAGAAAATATAGCTAATGTAACAACGGGAGAGATTTATTTACAAGGAAACTATATTTATCATTGCTCCACAATTCAAAATAATTCAAGTTATATGAGAAATATTTTTAATAATAGTTCAAACATATATGCATCGATGACAAATGGGAACGGACTCACATACACGAGCCATATTTATGGAAATATGACGGGATTTGCAGGTGGTAGTGATTATCCGTTTGATAGATATGGGACAGGTGATTACGATGGATGTCAAATGAATAATGGAACTTTTAACGGATTGGTATATTTTAGTCATATTGATTCTAATACTTCAATTGATTATGCGGGCGAATTTTTAGAAGCAATATTCCCTTTTTATGTTGATATAACAAGTGTGAATATTGAAAGTTATTCTTCAACATTTACACCAGAAGTAAGTCATTTAATGGGTTCTACAGATGGAGGCATAACATATCAATTAATTGAAACATATGGAACACCTGTGTTAAATAGAACTACAAATTACTCTGGATTACCGAAGTATAATGGTCTTAAATACATTATGAGTAAATGCACAGAATCAGGATATGTAATGGCAATTAAAAATTGGAAATTATACGGAAAGATTTATAAGTGATAAAAAGATAAATTATAAATTAAATTTTAGAATAATTTATAATTATAAAAAAAACACAATATGTAATATAATTAATATTCTGTAATAAATACTCGACAATTCATAGTATATCCAGGTGTTGTATTCATTGCCATATCGTATTTAGTTTGAAGTAAAATCAAATCACCATCTTCTACTAACATATCAAATGTATCATTCAAAGTCAATGTATGATGAAAATCCATTCCATTTCCATAGTGATAATACCCAGTATAAAGACTTTCTTCTTTTATTAGTGCTTGGTTCGGATTAGATGGGTCATATTGTCTAAATACTTGAAACCTTGTTTCAAATCTTCTTATTAAACTATTAAGTATTTTAAATCTAATATTAAACTTTAATGAAATATATTTAGTGCCTCCTATCCATCTGTCTCCATTTGAAAATTCACTTACTGGTGTTAATACATTATAAAATTTTTCACCTTTATAACTTGTATAATTATTGGGGGTGAAATTTAATAACTCCCAACCAAAATCGTGTTTATGTCGTATTTTTCCAGACATTAAATAATCAAGGTTTTCTTTCCTTGTGTCAGTAAAACTATAATTTTGTGTTTCATTATTCATAACTAAAGACCCATTCAAATTTAAAGCATCACTGTTCATTATAATATTAAACCCATTACCTACAGTTTCAAGAATAATATCACGCCCATAAGAAATAATATTCATATCAGTAGAAGTATCTTTTAAACCAATTTCACCATATGAAACCGCTAATTTTTTTAAGAATAATGTTTCAGAATTAATTTCTAATTTTTCGTTTCCATTGTTTCCACTGGTTAATTTCAATTTGTTTTCACCTTTTATTTCTAATTCATTTGTATTTGTTAGATTTCCAATTTCACCATATGAAACTCCTCCCTTTCTTAAATATAAAGATTCTGAATTTACTTCAATTTTATCGTTTCCATTATTATTACTTGTTAAACGAAAGCGTTCATTAGTTTCCACAGTGATTAGTTCTAATTTATCTTTATGGTCTTGTAAAAATGCTGTTGTTTGTTGTGTGTCGTCATTATATGTAATAGATTGATTAGAAATTGTTATTTCACCTGATGAGGACTGACTAGCAAAAGTAACTGGAAATAAAAAAGTTGTGTCAAACTCATTAAAAATACATCTATCAACCCAATAACCAGACAATGATATATTCATTTTGTCATTATCAGTAAAAGCATTTGATTTTTGATGATTTATTTCTAATTCTTTTATACCTAATTTACCATTATGGTCTAATTGTAATACACTTTCAGGTTCAGGATGATTTCCATTTACACAAATATTGAATGTATTATTTGGATTTATAGTATCACCTATTGTTCCTACCCACCATTTACGATATACACTTCCTGTTCTGAAAAACGATAATGCTCCATCATATTTTGTATTACTTGATTGCGTATTTACAACATCTATTTCAGGACTATCTTTTATATTTAATGTTTTATTACTGATTATAATATCGCCGACTGAATTTGACACACCATCTAATTTCCCTTGATTGATGTTTATTTGCGTCTTATCTGCGTCTGTAAATGCTTGATTTTGTTTCGCATTCGCAAACTGTATCGCATCACACTTTAAATCACTTATTTCTGTATGTGTTGCAGTTTTGATTACATTTTGTAATTTATTTGTGTTGTTATTTAAACTATTTTTTTCTGTTGTTGTATATGCTAAAGAATTCGCACCACTTATAAATATTTGAGGGACTTGGAGCGTTCCACTCATTACACTTCCTGATTTCTTCATATATTCATCCATATTGACATCACTATTGCTACTTGTTGTCGTCTCTTTTATTTCATCTGGACTAATAAAATCATCAGCATTAAATACATTTGAATTTTGATTTGCTGGGTAAAAACTCATTCTTATTATAATATTATATTTATTATTTATAATATTATATTTTTAAAGTAATACTAAAAGGGGAGTTATTATTATTATTCTGCGAATCACTAATTTCCAGATTACTAATTTCCAAATATTTTATATGTTTTTGTGTGCTAAAATGTTGCGACTTTCTTTTCGTTGTATATTTACCACCGCATTCGCATTCATATTTTTGATTTATTTTTTCACTATTTTTTTCATAATATTGTTTTTTATAATCTTTTATTTTGTCCTTATTGTCTTCATAATATTGACTATTATAGTTTTTTTTGTATTCTTTATTTGCTGCGTAATATTCTTTAAATTGTTCTTTATTGTCTTCATAATATTGTTTTTGTGTCCTACTGGATCTATTTGTATTCATATTCGCCTCTAATTCAAGCATCACTTTATTTTCTTCTGATTCTGCTTCTCGTCTGTCATTACACGGAAATTTTTTAATTTCTAACATCTTAAAGTTTCGCCAACCTCCATTATTACGAATTTCTTGGTATTTTTTTTGATTATATGATTTATTTTTTGAATTATTACAATTTGATTTATGACACTGTTTTCTTCTTGTAAAATCAGTTGTTGAACCAATATAAAGATAATTAACATCGGAGTCTATACATACAATTTTGTAAATTACAGTTTTAGAATAGTCAATAGGTTTTCTAGGCATTATTGTATTATAATGTATTATAATGTATTATAATGTATTATATTTAAATTGTTTTTAAAAACTATTATTAAAATTAAAGTAATACTAAAAGGGGAGTTATTATTATTATTCTGCGAATTACTAATTTCCAGATTAAATCGGCAACAACTGTGCTACAAAATTCAACAAAAATATTTTTACCATTTAGAAAAAAAAATTATACAATCGCTTTACCAATCTTCGCAAACGGGTGCTTTTTTTTACCTTACTTTCGAGAACTGACACAAATTTATTCAAAACCAACTCGCTGTCAAAAAATTCAACCATCAATTCCTTCACTGCCTCACTCTTGGATTGCTCTCTGTCTTCTTTATTTCCATAAACAAAATATTCCTCACACGCATTTAGCACCTCAACCAACAAATCAGTATCCATTTTATGCTCTTGGGCGTCCAAATGAGATAACAAAGCACGCACATCAGATACAAAAACATTCTTTTGAGTTTGCATTTTATAATTGGACTTCAATTGCTTGAAACTGGAAAGTTTCTTGATTGACGAATATACCTTGGATTTAGGTAATTGCTCGGCAACTGATTTGACTTCAGATTTGACTTCTGGTTGGGTTTCTTCAACCTCTTCCAAACTTAATTCACGCTTTGGTTCATTCGGCGTAAGTCGTTTCATTATACTATAATAACATATTTTTTTTATATTTTATTATATTTTATTTAATATTGCTAAATATTCGTTTTATATGGCGTTTTAATATTTCATCATTCCTATTTCTATTTTCTGGTGTATCATAATGAAATAATTCCTTGTATTTATTCATTATTGTTCGCATTTTAGCATCAGAATTTTTACTACAATAATATAAAAATAATAAACAATACCATCCGCAATAAACAGACTTCAAATGTTGAAACTGATTCGCATTACATATTAACTTCAATTTGGGATTATATTTTTTCAGTTTTTGAATAATATTGGGTGGTGGTCTCATTCCATAACTATCGTAATATAAGGCGTCATTTTTGTTTAAATATAATGCCGTCCAGTGTGTTCCATTATATCCGTCCAATGGTGATGAATGGTCTAAATTTATTATATAGCATCCTTCCTTATCTATTTTCAATTTGTCTTTATAATTAACATCATTTAATTTTATTTTTAACATTTTACAATAATTCACTAAATCGTGATTACTTAATAATTCAGTTTCCATTATATATTATTGTTATTTTCTTTTATATTTTATTTAATTATTGGTGATTAATTCGGCGTAAGATTTAGGTTTCTTGGGATGGAATGCTTGATGATGTGGTGAAATAAGACTGGAATTGGTGGGTTTATTACAGGTCATACATCCGCCTCTAATTGGGACGGCAAAGCTGCCTCCGTGGGGAACTGAATATGAACCCCCGTTGAGATAAGGATTTATCTTACCTTTGAGTGTGCTTCCAAGACCTGAACCATTAATACGTTTTACTCCTTCATTTACGGCAATTAATTCTGGGACTAATTCGGGTGCAACAATAGAAGCAAGAGGAATTCCATATTTATCTACATTTCGAGAGACTTGTTTTGTGATTTGTCTTGCCTTTCCAGCAGTATGTTTTAGTTTTCTTCCTAAATGTTTGACGCCAGCACCAGTTTGAGTTTCTACCACGTCGGCAATTTTTGATGCTCTATTTGAAACCTTAATTGCTTTATCAACTGTATCAGCATATTCATCACCAACCACCATTTTGACTAAATTCTTATTCTTTTCTAAAACTCTTACTCCTTTCTTAACCGCCTTCGCACCTTTATTCACAGTTTTCTTCAAATTGAATTTTCCACCAGCACCAGTTTGTGTTTCTAACTCATCGGCAATTTTTGATGCTCTATTTGAGACCTTAATTGCCTTATCAACGGTGTCTGCGTATTCGTCTCCTACAGCGAATTTAATTAGTTTTTCATTTTTCTTTAAGACTTTTCCTGCTTTTTTGACACCCTTTGCTCCTTTATTGACTGTCTTTTTAAGGTTAAATTTACCGCCTTCTATACTTTTATTGTAAGTGCTTTTAGCACCTTTAAGGGCATCTTTGTAACTACAACCGTGTTGTGCTTGGTATTGCTTAACGTGATTAATCCATTCAGACATTTTATATAATAATACTATATTTTTTATTATTATATTATTTATTTATTATTTATTATTTTGATTTAATTATTGCTAAATTATTTCTATTTTTACATAAGTTGTCCGGTAGTGATATCAATTACAACGTCCTTCTCATACTCAATATAGCAGAGCAAATCAAGTGCCTTACCCGATGATACAGTGCCCGATACTTGAACCGAAAGAGGAACATTGTCGTCAAACTTGTTGCGTCTGCTTAAATCAACAACCATATAACCATAATTGCTCTCAAAATCCTTAAGAGAAATTTGTCCCGAAGACGTGCCCATTTCTTGTCCTCCATTCACCCCATCATTACCATCTTGCTCCAAAAGGAAATGCTCGTAAGAATAATTTATAGGATTGGAATACACATTAGAACCGCTCAATTGGACGTTAAAGTTGCTAATACGACAAGCAGAAGTCGTTCCTACACCATCAACAGTATAAGGACTTGCTTGAGGTTCAATAGCAAGAGTTCCATTACCAGAAGCAGAAAGCACAGGAATTATTACGAGTCGCTTCATTCTTGCGAGAGCATTAGTCAATAGGGACTGAAAACCACCATTCACTCCTCTCAAGCGTTGAAAATAAACATCCTCATATAGAACCTTTTTAGAACCAAGACCAAGGTAAGACTGTTCCGCAGAATTCTCAAAAGTGTAGGCAGGAACATAAAGACGGCATTGGTTTTTAGTAGGATGAACCACACCATTATTGCTTACAACTTTGACGCTAATATCTTCTACATAATCCGCTACTTCACCACCTGCCTTGCGGATAACAGGGCAAAAAGAACCAGCAAGCGTTGAAACCACAGCAGCTTTATTACCACCAGCAACCACAATATGGGTGTCAGATTGGTTAAGAGTTAAAGTAATCTTCATCAAAGAACCTCTCACAAGATGCATTTTTTCAAAAAAAGGTAAATCGCGAAGACGAATAAAACAGTCATAAAAAAAAGTATTTACAGTTCCAGCAGTTTCTTGACAATTAGCACCTTTTGCCTTCAAATCAGCAACAGAGAGAACACCTGCCTTCTCTTCGTGGTAAAATTTCTTATTAGAAGTGTCATTATGAAGTCCCTCCTCATCAACATAAGACCAGTCCTCACTTGAATGCTTTTGGTATCCCATATGATGACCGTGGATGGTCTCATCTCCGTGTCCCATAGTTGAATGAAGTTTAAAGTTCAACAGAGGAACAATATTGCGGGTTTGTTGAAGCACAGTAGTGTTATTCATCTCAACTTGAATACTATCAATAATAGACAAATTAGATGCCTTCATTTGAAGCAATTGTTTAGCATCATCAGCACTAATAGCGTGTCCGACATCACGAGTTATAGTCATCACAAGAGGGATGCTAATAAATCCATCCCGAAAATCAAACCATTTCCCGCTATTGCTGAAACTGGAAGTTTCAAATTGAACGGTGTTTCTTTGATAGTTCGTTGAATTGTTGTTATCAATTTGGTATAAAAGTTCTTTCTTTAAAAAAGGGACAGGCATTGATTGTCCGCTTTCGTTACTCATAGAATATCCGATTGTAGCAAGGTCGCTCATTATTATTATATACTATCAATATATTTTTTAAATTATAAATAATTATTATTTAATTTATTTATAATTTGCCTAAATATTTCTTTATATTTTGAAGTTTATAAACTTTTTTAATTTTTCTTCACTTATTTTTTTATTCACAATTTTATTAACTGTCGCATTTTGGCGTTCTATTTTGGGTGCTTCGGTTTTCACTGGTTCTTTCGGTAAATCTTTTATTATAGTTTGATTTTTCTCCTTGTCTTTTTCTTCTTGGGTTTTCATAGAACCTCCTAAATAATTATTACTACTTGTGTATCCACAGTTATACTTATTTTTATAAAAATATACCATTCTATTATATTATATTTGGATTTTATTTAATATAATACTTTTTATAAATTATTCATCTAAATTATTTCTTGTAAATTGCTAAATTCAACAACATATCGGGGTCTTTAATTTGTAAAGGAACAAAGTTTTGGTCGTAAATTCGCACCTCAATATGGTTATAAACTCCTGGTTTTATTTTGGAATGAACCAAGTCTAAATTAGGACTAATGATATCGCCAAATCCTACATTATTTGGGATAGTAAAAGAGAAAAATACATTATCTGGAATTGACATCTCATTTGATACTAAATTACAAGTCAAAATGTAAGACGAACTCGGCATCATATTAGGAACAGTTGTATTCAAAAATGTTTCTGACCTATTTGTGGAGTCAGTTGATGTATCCATTGAAATTGTTCCTGAAAATCCTAAAAGAGAACCAAAATTGTTATTACTTGGAATGATTATTTCAGGTGATTTGAATTCACCTACAGGCAAAGTCCAAGTGCTTGGTGTCTTCACCACATCTGTTATTGGTCTCAAACCATTTCCATCATTGAAGTCATATTGGTCGCTTAATGAAGACAATTTGATACTTGTGGAATAATAAGTGGTGTTTATTCTCAATTCAAAAAAATAAATAAAATTACTACCATCGATCGTCTCCAACATATGCCCTCGCGACGCCATAACACTCAAAAGGATCTCATTTAAAACTTCAATACTATAAAATCCATCTGGAATCGTTATATCGTGTATATCATCTACATCTCCATTTACATTATTAAACCATTTGTATTGAAAAAAATTGTTGTTATTTTTGGCGGTAATGTTGAACCAAGAAAAGTATATATTTAAATTACTTAAAGCAACATTATCCTCTTCACCAAATGTGATACTACGAGGTAATTCATATCTCAAGTGGTTATTTCCATTTCCAATATTTACAATGTGAGACTTATTTAGTATAATATTTTGCGACATTTATATATAATAATAGGTGATATTTTTATTATTAAATATTATTAATTTGTTTTCTATTTTTTGCTAAATATTTTCAATAACTTCTAAAAATTCATCAGCGTCTTCCTTTTTGATTTTATTTATTACTGGATTTGAGAGCAAAATTAATATCTCTTTTAGTTCTTCTTTAACGGTATTATTTCCTTCTATTAGTTTCTCTTTTAGACTATTAAATCGCTTCACATAGTCATCTACACTCTTTGATATAAATTGAAATCCGTCTATTTTTGCTACATACATTGCGGTTTTTAGCAACTCTTGCTCCTTATCTGATAATTCCTTTTGTAATTCTTTTGATATTTCTTGTGTTTCTAAATAGTGGTTCAATAGTTTTCTAAATTGTTCGCTAATTTGTGTGCGTCTTAATAACGGAACTGGGGACATTCGTGTTGTTTGGTCGCTATTATGCTTTATTAATATGTAGGGCACTTCCATATCATTCAAATATTCAATATTTATCAATAGACGACCAAATGGTCTGTAATATTTTTCTTTGTATGACACACCCTTATTTGGTGCTCTTTTTTTTCTAATTTTGACTGCTGGTTTTTCTAAATTTTCGTTCTCCATATAATAATGCTACATTATTTATTTCTAAATTTAAATACTTTTAAACAATTTGTTTTAAGTCCCATAAGAGGTCTATTAAATCGCCCTTTGAAGTATTTGGTTTATAAGTATCTATACCATTGTCGTTTAATATCTCTTTCATTTTATCTCTTGTAAAACTTTTATTTAATACTTCTTTTGATTTTGCTGTTGTCCATTTATCCATTGAAACTTTTTGTAACTTTATCTCATCATTTAATTTCCTTTTTACTGGATTCATTAGTTTATCTATTTCAATTAATTTGTCTACATCATTTTTGTCTGATTGGTTCATTTTTTCTTTAAGTTCATTCAACCAAACATTACTTGCGTTTGACTGAATTGATGCTTCTACTCTATCAACCAAGTCGTCCGCTTTTTTTTGATTAATTCCTCCATTATCGTAAATTGTTTTTATTAAATTATATATGTCATTCATTAAAGATGTTTCTTTTGTGTTTCCATAATCATTATCTAATAATTGCTGGAATTTAGGTATGGAATATGAGGCGGTATTAGTATTTGGGTCTGAATTTTTCAATAACTCGGGATACACTGCGTTAAATTCTTGAATACTAATTTGATTTTCATTTATAAACTCCATAAAAATATTCACTTCGTCGTGGTCGTTAGCAAATAGAGTATTCAATTTCGCACCAATTTGCTGTCTAATATAGTTAAGGTCTTCATTGCGTTCATAGTTTGAGCGGGCATCTCTCGGTTCGTCTAAATCTTCAATATTGTGTTCGTAATTATGCATCTTCCTTGCTATTGTGCTATTAACTTGCTTTCCAATTTGAAGGTCTTTTAATTGCTGTTCGTGACGCTGCTTTCTTAGGTCAATATACTTAACACTCATTTATATTATATTATAATATTTTATTAAATTATTAAATTATTATAATACAAATTATTTAATTGAAATCTTTTGGGTCAAGTATTTCCAACCAATTTAATCTAAAACTTTTGCTTTGTGGTGCGTTTAAATCAATCAACAAGAAATTTCCAAAAACACCAGAATTAGAGCAATGGTTATACATATTTTGTAATTGGTCGGTTGTTGCTGTTAAACTATACTCTGAAAGCAATAACCGTAAGTCCTTCAATCCAGAAGTCTTAATAATGAAAATATATTGACACTGTAATCGCACTATTTTAGGCACTTTGTAATAACTTTGCGTCAAATAGAGCGATGAAACTCCCATTTTTCTACCTCTAATATACAACTCGTTAATACATTTTTGGTCATTCTCGTTACATAGGTCATCAAATACGACCAGCGTTTGCCCGTAATAATTACTTTCATCAAATGTCCGAAAATCATTCAAATCATATGAAATTTGTAGCAAATCGTCTGCTATTTGTGATTGAAGGTAATTATATAACGGTTCTTCTGCTCTGCTGTATATATAGATTTTGTTGAATGTGTCACTCATTTTAGCAACCAAATTAAGGAGCATATTTGTTTTTCCGCTACCACTACTACCTACAATTACACCACGAAAAGGCACTTTTATTAAATGCTCTTTGTAATTCGGGTTATGAGATTTCGGCATAAATTTTTTTACCTTCTTTTGGTCGTAGAAGTTTATAACTTTATTAGACATTTATAATATACTGATATTTATTTTTTAATTATTAATTTCTAAATTAGTATTTCTTTGATGAGTTTTACTTTTTATGTGTCTAGCAAATGATTTTTTTTGAATAAACATTCTACAATCACAGCACCAAATAGGTTCTTTCCTTTTTGCTACAACATTAGGATGCTTCTTTTTTCCCGCTATGAGTTCTTTATTATCTTTCCTATATTGCTTTTGTCTTGCTAATATGCTCTCTTTATTTGTTTCATATCTTATTTTATTATATGCTTTGACTTTTTCTTTATCTCTTTGGTATGTCATAATATAATAAAATAATAAATTGTTATTCTTAAATTACTTTTACATTATACAAGTAATTAAAATTATACTCATTTTTTTTCTCTTCTATTCGTGCCTTATATCCAAGGTCTAACATCGCCACAGTTATGCTCTCACAATCACAATAATTATACCCTTTTGGATTTTTTTTGTTTAAGTAATCTATTATTTTTAGTTTAATTCCATTTGAATTTATATTTTTGTTAAATGACGACCAACATCTAATACGAAATAACTCTGGTATTACTAATAAGGCGTTCATATATTCTTCTCTTCGTCTAATCATTGCTAAAATTTCTTCATCTGGGTTGTCAAGGTTCAACATTTATACATACTATTGAGATAAATATTTAAGTGGTTTTTTTCTTAAATATATTAATTAATTATTTGTAAATAAAATTGCCTAAATAAAAAAGTATTTTAATATTATATAATATGAAATTCTTTTGACCCAAATTGCCTAAATTCCGCCAAAAATCTGTTCCTAAAAAAATTAATAAACTAGAAGCCAAATTAAAAAAACATAATGCCAAAATTGCCAAACTTATTGAAAATAATAAGAATTCCATTACACTTCAAAAGCATATTATTGATGAAGCAAATAATCAAATCAAATATTTAGAAGTAGAGTTACAGCAAATAAAAGACCTTAAAGGTAAATAATTATCTTATAATATTATACAATGAGTGTATCATATTATACAAATGACTACATTTTTAAACCTTCTCGTCGTAAAAATAAAAAATATGATGTTTTCACATTAGATGGCGAATTTATTACCTCTTTTGGAGACAAAAGATACGAACAATATAGGGATAATATAGGGCACTATGCTGACAAAAATCACTACGACAAAGATAGGCGTTATCGGTATTTCAAACGACACGGAAATAAGTTCAAATTTGAAAGTGCTGGGTATTTCTCCGCATTATATCTATGGAACTAATGATGCATTATTTTTAAGGAAAGAAGGGCGGTTCCAAAATCCCCTCGGTTCCAAAATCACGAACCCCTTTTTCATTCATTAATGTAATATTTCTATATATTTTATCTTGTTGATGTATACAACAACAACAATAAATTTTATTATTTTTAAAATCAAGAACAGAAAAGGGGTATGTGATTTTGGAACCGAAGAGATTTTGGAACCTTTTTTAAGAAATAAAATTCTTAAAAATAGAATATCAAGGAAATTACCCTTCAACCTATCACGATTAACGACGCATTATAGCCACAAAAAAGTAATTAAAAAATAATTAACAAAAAAATATTATTATTAATTATTATACTATAAAACATATATAATGCCCCTTTATTACTTCAATTTAATACCGAAAATGACATTTTGAGAAACACCATTCACTTTCTTTTTTCTACAAAATTCTTTATTAAAACAGTTAATTTTATATTTTTCTAATATAACTCTTGTAATTTGTTTTGTTGTGTTCAATTTTAATTTATTTTCTTTACACCACAGTTGAATATCACTACGCTTCACAAAATCATTTTCCAAATCCATAGTGATTTCATATTTTTTCTCAAATTCAGTTATAAATTGTTCGTCTTTATCAATAATTTTATCATCATCTTCATATTCACAACTGAACCCTTTAATTTCAAACCCTTGATACTTTACATAATTGCTGTCATAAGTTTCATCTAATCTGTCAAATAATTCTTTTGCCTTAATTGAATATTTGTATTTATTTTCACACCATTCTTTAAATGATTTAGACAAAGATGTTTTTAGAACAAGTGCATCATCAGCATCACTCGGAACAATCATATCATTAATATATTGACCGACCTTGTCTTGTGAAATTCTATAGCGTTCCGTAGCAGATTGAACCATACTAAACACACCAACCTTGCCTTCATTTTGGAAGGCAATTTGAATTAACTTATAAAGTAAATACTCCTTCCATACATCAAATTTTTTGTTTAAATTCAAATCTTTTTCAAATATATAATCTTCTTCACAAACTCCCTCATCAACAAATTTAGAACCAAATTCAACAACTTTAATACGCCTCCAAGTTCCGTGGTCGTTAGAAGTAATATTAAGGAAAATATTAGAACAAATTGCTAAATCAAACATAGGTTTAAATGTGATTGCTTCTTTCCACAACCCCCGAGCAGTAATAGGGTCACCACCAGTTAATTCTTTCATAACACCTTCATTTATAGTATCATTTTTACTGGGTTCTTGAATAACAGCATAACGAACCCCTCTCAAATTCAAAACTTCGCTACTTGTGCCTCCTATACTTGCCCGTTTTTGCGTAATTAGAGTTAAAGGAACTGAACCCTTATAATCACCCATAACATAAGTCATTAAATCAACTAATTGAGATTTTCCGTTTGAACCACCACCAATATAATAATTGAAACTTTGGTTGGCAGTAGTTCCGTAAAATACAGAAGCAAGATGATTAAGCATATAATCCCTTTGACTTTCGTGGGGGAATAATTTATAAAAGAAATCGTCAATTTCTTTAATAATTGTATTATCACTCAAATCCTCACGATAATCAATGTTAGTGGATAAACTACACATATCACTTGGTAATCCTTCACGGAAACATTTATTCTTTAAATCAATAACACCATTATTACAACACACAAGGTTAGGATTTAAATCAAGTTTTTCTTCAAAATCGTCTATTTTACAAAAATCATATAAATTATCAACAATTGTTTTAATACTATTATTGCGTCGTGTATTTTCAAAAAGTGTTTGTAAATTTTTGTATTGTTGTCCTAACAATGTATTGTTATTTTCAGTTATTTCCACATTATTAAATTGCTCCGCAAATAAGTCTATTTGGATTTGAACTAATTTACTGAATTTTTCAGCAACTAATGATTTAGCAACAAATATGCTATCTTTTTCGGCATTCCATTTACCATTTTTAAAAGAGAACCATAATTTACATTTTTCTTTACACCCAGATGAAACAACTAATTGGTTTTTTTTAGAGAAATCAGTTTCACCTTCTTTAAAACAAAATTTGTGGTAAATATATTCAGCGACATCGTAATCCCGCCTACCATCTTCAAGATTTAATATTTCCTCATCTTTTTCCCCAAATTCATTATTAATTGCTTGTATTATTTCAGGAATTTCAGGTAAGTCATAGTAATTATCAATAGGTTTAACTTCTAATCGCATAACGAAACCTAAATTAGTATAGACAATATTTTCTAAATTTCGCATCAGCATATCAGTCCCATATTCTTCAACTCGGTCTTTCAAAAGTTTCATACCATCATATTCATAAACAAAGAAATCACCCTTTACAATATTGGTATTATCTCTTAACCATAAATACATACATTCCAAAATACGAGTTTCTTGTTCTTGTAAAATTTTTGACATAAAAGAACCCATTACATTATTATTATTTTTCTTATTGCGTTTGATTTTATTATACAAATCTTCATTATGTTTTTTAAACACATTACCAATTTTTATAAGTTGATTAGTGTAATCACTGATAAATTGAGTAGGTTTTATATCAGTGGATAAATCATTATCTCGAAGAAATCCGTAAAATGTGCCTCCAAATGCTAAACGAATAAACAATTTTTTACAAGAACTTCTGGAAAGATTATAAGTTTCCATCATTTCCTTCAAAATAGGTTCTCGGTTCAAATTATATTCTTCAATAAAATTGCATTCAATATTATTAGCAATACATGCACACCATAAAATTTGAGGTTGAGCGTTGCATAAATCAATGTCAATCATTGTATCTTTAATAAGGGTATTTCTTGTCCTCTTCGCCATAGTTGTAAGTCCGAGAGATTTAACAGGAAAAACCCTACCAAGTTTGCTTCTATTAGTTTTCATATATCTAACGGAAACCGCATTATTATATTGTTTATAATTATTTAAATATGCTTTAAGTTGTGCCTTTTCATTAGCGTAATGTTGTGAAGCAAGTTGTTGAGAATAATTAGCATCATTCCATTTTTCAGATAGTCCTGCAAATTGAATAAGACTATTTAAGGTTTGTTTATTTATTTTTTCGTAAAATGTTTTATTATGTAATACACAATTTTGTTCTTCTAAATGAAGAGAAATTCTTTGGGGAGTTGGGGGGTTCGCCATTTCTATTATACTATACTATAATATTTTATCTTTAAACCCTTTTTTAAATAAATTAATTTATTCTAAAATAATCTTAAATATTTTGCCTAAATATTTGCCTAAATATTTCATTCATTTTTTTTAAATAATCAAATCATTTTTATAAATATCAAAATTAAGTAATTTATAAAAAACAAAGAATTCAAAATTAATCCACAGAATTCCTAAATATTATGCCTAAACCTTTGTTCCATTTTTTATAAACTATAATCAACACTTTATAAAAATTAAATTGAAATATTGTCTTCACTATCCGTCTGACTATCCGTATCATCCTCTATAGGTTCTTCATATATCATACCATTTGCTAAATATTGAAGCATAAATTCAAGCACATCAGGACATTCATTTTGAAGTTGTAAATAGATTTTTTGAAACCTTCCACCTAGGTTTGCGTTTCCACCCAAATGATTCGCCACAGATTGAGATAATCCGCATCTATGAATAGCATAAGATTTGGATTTCGCTTTCCTTGCTTTATCCTTATTATTTTCATAATATACTTTAAAATAATTGGGGTCTTTTACTGTTTGAGGCATTGTTATACTATATAGTTAGATTATATTTAAGTTGTTTTAAGAATAAATATTTTAATTCATTTTTTTCTTAAATATTAAAGTGTGAATAGGTGAAGGGTGAATAGTTGAATTTTATTGGTTCTATATTTCTTTAAATTTATGAATTTTTGTGTTTTTTTTCTAATTTTATACAAAAAGATTAAAAAATCCAAAAAATCGGTGTAAAAATATTTTAAACATTTTTCAACTATTCACCCTTCACCCTTCACCTTACTTATAAAATAAAAAAAGAATATAGAAGGAAAGGTTTAGACGATTACCGCTTTAATAGAAATTGAAATGAAATAAAAAATGAAAATATGGTGTAAATTAACTATTCACATATAAATCCTTTAAGTTCCAAAATAAAGTATTTTACTTATAAATACCAAGAGAATATAAAGCATCACTTACGCCTTCATATAAATCCGTATCTCTTTGATTTCTAACTCTTCTCTTTCTTGTTTTACCATTATCATCCTTGTAGTATTCAATATGATAACTTTTTAAATCAATCAATTTATCCATAAGAGCAAATCTAGGGCGACTATCAAGAGCAGATTTAAAATCCTTATCATCATTATTCATACCACCCGTAATAGTAGGACTATATTTCCATATACCATATTTATTTTTATGTAGCATTATACAATATTATAATAAAATAATTACTAAATACTAAATTATTTTAACAAATGAAGCATCACTAACTTTTAAATATCTTTTATATTGTTTCTGGACTAATAATGAATGACCCATCTGCTCTGATAATTTTTCTCGCTCTTCAAATGTAAGGTCTTTATCCCCTTCATATAAATCACTCACTCTCATATGACGCATAGCATTAATCCCTTGTAAATTATCATACCCTAATGATTTATTCAAATTAGATACAAATGGACTCAAAGAACTCTTCCCGAATAACAAATCACCATAACCAATTTTTTTAGTTTTAGTCCATTCTAACAACATATTTTTCAATTTGCCTGTGACAGTATATTGTAATTTTTGATACTTATTTTTTGTTTTAAAATTATTAATAATAAACATCATTTTGTTTGCATTAATGAGAAGGAAATTGTCTTGATTATTGCCATCATTTAATGTTTGAATAATCTTCAAATTTTTGAAGTCATCTCTAACAGAAAATTGACTATATAAATAACTAATTAAATACTCTTTACTTGTTTCACCATATTTATTTTTAACTTTATTCAAATACTCATTAAATGAAGGATAGGCAATAGTGCTTTGTTTTCCCTCTAATTGAGTAATAGATTTATCTTTATACTTTTCAAAAGCACTCTTGAAGAATTTTTTTAGTTCATCTGCCTTCTTTTTGCTAAATAGATTATGTAAAATATTATACTTATCTGAAACAAATAATAAACTTTGGAGAGTTTGTTTAATGCTATTAATACTGTATTTAGAATTTTCAATAGAGTTAAGCATTTTTTTATAACTATTTAAACATTTTTTCATATCAGTGCAACCAGTCATAGTAAATAATCGTTTTATAGATGAAACATAAGTGCTTCTTGTATTTTTGCTTTTAATATTTTCATCATTGTTAATTAAAGCGATAATTTCATCTTGGGTATAATTACTCTTATTATTAGGTAAAACAACATTTTCCATCTGTGTGTAGTCAGGTTGAGGTTCAGGTTGAGGTTCAGTAATTACACAGTTACTCAATTGTGTTTGGATTTGGTCCATTTCTTTCTTTTTTAATTCTCGTGCTGTTTTTTGGCGTTGTAAAACTTTTTGAGAATTACGATGATAATATGCTTTGCTTCGTGCTCGTTCTTGTGCTTTTTTCTTTTCGTGTTTCTCCAAAGCAATTCGTTGTTCTTCATTTAGATTACAAGGGTCGCTCATTTTTGCTAAATATATACAATAGAGTGAGAGAATATTTTTATATTCATTTTTTTAATTAATTAATTAATTAATTAATTGTAATTAAATTGTTTTATAAAAGGACTTAAAGGAATTGCGTATAATGTTGCGTTAAAAAAAAATAATGTTGCGTTAGAAGGTGTTAAATTAGTTAGAACCTGAAACTCCTAACATTTCATTTTTATCTAATCTATCTAAAACATTAACATTATGTTCCGTTAATAAATTAAATGATTTAGATTTAATAACTTTGGCTTTCTTACCTTTTTGTAATCCTCTTAAAATACTTACGGGGTCTCTTGATGTTTTAATATCAGTTTGATTAATATTAACTTTTTTCCCTTGTATTAAATCTAATGGTAAAGTTGGTTTGTTTAAAGTAATAACTTCATTATTATTATTTTTATTACCTAACATTTCAGCCCATTTTGCTCCTTGTGAATGTCCTAATGTAATAATATTATTGTTACCATATTTTTCCTCGGCCTGTTTTTGAATTTTTTTAGCGTGATTAAATCTTTTTCCTTTATGTCCTAATGACATTGATATATTAGTTCCCCAATCTTGAATACTATCAGTTCCACGATGAACAACAACAGTTTTATTATTTTGATTATTATGATAAACTTGAACTCTTTTACCTGATAAAGATTTATCAACTTTATAATCATTAATATCTTTAAGTGATTTACTATAAGAATAATTTAAAAAATCCTTTGTATCATTCACTGATAAATTACCTCCATTAACAATTTGATTAGTATTCAAATGAGCAATTTCATTTTTCAATTCTTTCATAGTTTTATATTTTCCATTTTTAGTTATGTTAATTTTGTGTTCTTTTGCTACTTTTCTTAATTCAATTTTAGACATAGTATAATATTATAATATAAAATAATAAAATAATAAAATAATATTAAATGTTATTTAAAATATAAGTAAAAAATAATTTCAAAAAGAAGGCGAATATGAATCGGATGCGGAATATGAAGTCAAATTAGATGCGGATATGAAGGCAAATATTCATCAATTCACTTTTTGATAGACGAGATAATGGAGAAGAATTATGAGACGATGAATGAAGTCAAAAAAGAAGGGGAA